GCGGCGCGTGAGAGCTGCTGGTTGCGGATGATCTGGTTGTCTACGATCGTGAAGTTCTTTTCTGGCCGGCGAGATCTGATGATGCTCATAGCGGTTTCTCCTTGTCGACGATTGTGCATATCGTCTCGTAGGTTTCGGGGTCGTTGTCTTTGATGTGTTTGAGAGCGAGTGCCGCGCGCAACGATGATCTCTGGTTGATCCTCCTGGAGCGTTCTCGTACCGTCGGGTCTTGTCTATACGATTTCATGTAGCGCGCGTCTTGTCGGCTCATATGGAGGGTTCTGGTGAGGTTGTGAGGCGTCTACGTCTGCCGGCGAGACGGTCGGTCGCGGCCGCTAGATCTGAAGGCCTCCATACGTACCACTCGCCGCCGGCAAGACGGATCTCTTCGAGCCATTCTTTTTGAGCGATGTCAAGTCGGCCGATCTGCGTTTTGAGTTCGGCGAAGATGATGCCGCCAACTCCTCGGTCGTTGGCTTTCACGAACACGATGTCGGGGAAGCCGGCGTGGCCTTGAATGGCGGTGCGGTAGCGGCCTTGTGCGTTCATCGAGGGGAGGTCGTGATGGACGCGCCATCCGTACATCGTGGCGATGGAGATGAGCTGGTTTTTGAAGTCGGACTCTTTCATGCCGGCTCGACTTCGTATTTGCCGCACCAGTCGTATTTATGAACCGTCGGCCATATTGACATATTGTTCTCGCCTGCTGTTGGCGGATTTATTCGACAGTCATGCCAGTATTCCTCGTCGAGTTGCAATGATGAGAAGCGGCAGTTTCCGCATTCTTTACCGTAGATCTTCGTCATTCCCACCTACCACTCTCGTCATAGTTTTCGATCCAGTCGGCCGCCCATAAGGTGATCCACGCAAAGACGGAGAGGACGCCTATGACGGCGAAGATGCCTAGAAGGTTTTTCATTCGATGCCGCCTTGTGGTTCGGCGATGACACTCTGGAGGAGTTCTGTCGCGAGGGCTTTGAACTTGTTGCGCTGGTGTTCCATGTCTTGTAATTCGAGCATGAGTTCGTTGTATTGCTTGATGATGATGTTGAGTTCGGCGCGCAATTCGTTTCTCTGTTTGCGGACGTCGTAGAGCATCGACGAGTAGTCGAGGACGGTGATCTGGTCGTCTAATGGTTGCTCGTTCATTTGATCACCGGTGCGCTTTTGAGTTCGTTGATGAGCTGCGAGGCTTCGTCAAAGGTCAACTCATTTGAGATCTCTGCGTCGTAGCCTCGTTTCTTTGCGAGGTCTCTGATGTAGTCGCGCTGCTTTTCGGTGGCGAGTCCCGACGGCCGTGATGGTTTTGATGGGAAGGCGTGATCGGTTTCGTCGTCTTCAACGACTGGTGCCGGTGCCGATGGATGGTTCGCGCGCGCCGAGGATGCTCGAACGAAGGAGTCTTCGTCGGGGTCTTTCTCGTCGGTCGGGAGGAAGAACACTTGAAGGAGAGCGGTACGAAATGCGACGCTCATTGCTTTAGCGGTGGCCTTGTCTCCTGAGTCCATTGCCTCTCCGCTAACGACGGCCGAGATGGAGTCGATGCCGTCGGTGAAGGTGTATCGCACCTCTAGGCGAACGTGACCCACGAGGGCTTTGTTTTGTCCGACTGCGATCTGCTCGTACTGGTAGTCAAGAACGGTCGGGTAGACGATGACTCGCGAGTTGCGCATACCGTTCGAGAGGGCGTTGACGACTGCGTCGATGCCGCGAAAGTTGAAGCCTTGTGAGGCGTTTTTGCCGGTCTTTGCGACATGGCCGGCGGCGGTTGATATTGCGACGAGTTTGTCGACGAGTGTCGGGGTGGTCATGAGATCTCCTTGTCGAGGAAGATCGTGTCGGCGACTTTTTGCCAGTCGGTGACGGGATAGTTCCAATTGTTTGCGATGTCGACGAGCAGATACCGCGCCTCTGTGAGGAGTGCGACGGTCTTGTCGGGGTCGTTGAACGCGGTCTCGATGAGGATGCGTTCGTCGATCCGGTCTAATAGTTCGTTAATTTTGTCTAGTTGTTTTTTTCTTTTGTCCACGCTTTTTCCTTTGTTATCGTTGCGAACTTTTGGTTCCCCAACATGACCAGCCGCATTCTTTCCAGAGTGCGAGAGCTGCGATGAGGTTTCTTTTTGGTTTCCAGAGTTCCACCATGCTTCGACGGACGATGCCTTCGCGCATGAGGAAACCTTTGTTTGATCCGTTGATTTGCATGAGACCATGAGATCCTCCGTATGGGTCTTTCTGGTTCCAGGCGCGCGCAAAACATGACGACTCTCTAGCCATGATCTTCGAGACGCGCGCGATCTCTTTTCGCGGCCAACCGACTTCGCGCGCGAGTTTCTCGTAAGAGGGGCACGAGGTCGGACGCGCCGAAGCGGTGGCCGTTGCCGGCAAGATTGTCAAGGATGCGGCCATGAGTGCAACGGCCATTCGGACTCTCAACGAGCCGATCCTGATAGAGGAATATGACTGAGAAGGATCATGAGATGATGCCTTTCCTTTTTGAGCGCCAGAGTTTCAAGGTTTGTCCGTGATTGCCTGGACGCTGTGAGTTCGTATAGGTGCCAGTCCAGTCTATGAGACCAGCGCCGACGGCAAGGGTGAGGCGTGAGGCCATACCTTTCGACTTCGGGAAGTGTTCGCCGAGAAGCTGGTAGACATCGTCAACGGTAAAGAACACTTTGACGCCGGCGACGTCTTCGATGGCTTTGTCGACGAGAGCCTGGTGTGCTTTTGTCCAGCGTGCCTCGGCAGATGCGGCGGAGGCTTCGATGCCGGCGGCGATACCTTCGAGAGGTTTGAGATAGGCAGGGTGTTTCGGGTCGCATACGCCGTGACGACGTATTTGTCCAGCGAGCATCGGTCTATGGCAGATGTCGCAATGTTGGACTCTTCGAGTCGTTGTTGTCATTCTTTTCTCCGTTCACGCTTCCGGCGAGAATAGATTACACCACATTTCCGAAAGGTGGTGGATGCTTATGGTGCCGGTGGTGGTGCGGCCGTTTCGTTGGGGTCTGTCCAGACTTTGCCGAGGGTGTATTGCCAATGCCACGGCTCGAAACCAGGTTTTTTCGGGTCGCCGGTCTGGAGGTACCAGCCATAGGTCGAAGCATTGGCGACCATCCATTCAAAGATCTTGCCTGAGGCGTTGGCGACGTCGATCGCAATGCCTAGACCATGATTAGAGTTTCGAGGTGTCGAGCAAGGTGCGACTCCAGGCTTCAACAACCAGATCGCGTCTTCGTACTTGCGCGTGATCGCCTTCGGTGATTTGAGGCGAGGGTCGTCGGCTTTGACTTTTTCGTAGCGCGCAAAGAAGGCTCGCTCCTGGATGTCGCCTGGACGGTAGGTGTCGACGGATGATGTCGGTTTGATGACGATCTTGTCTCGTTTTGCTTGTTTGAGTAGCGCCTTCCAGGACTTGAACGCGCACGTATGGACGAAGCCGCCTGGTATCGGTGCGAGGAGTTCGGGTGGTAGTGAGCCGTTACGTACTCCGGTGAGGCATTTACATAGTTTCGGTTTCGGTGTTGGGTACATCTTGTGTCTCCTCTTCGTCGGGGATGCCGTTGTTGTTTGCGTCTTGCTTGCTTGCCGAGGCGATCATGACTCCGGAGAGGGTGCCGGTGAGGAACATGACGACCGGTGACATGAGTTTGAAAAACTCTGAGTCGACTGGTGATAGTTCGGAGCCTTGATAAACGAAGAGAAGTCCGAACAACATGAAGCCCATTGTCAAGGCGAGGATGCCGGCGAGTACGAGGCCGACGATGAAGCGGAGTCGCGCGTTGAGTTCGTTCGGTGTGTAGCGGTCGCGTTTCAACATGAGAGCGCCTCGGCTGGTCGTGTTTCGGCGGTGACTCGTGATGCGCTAAGACTCTTATTTTTGGTAATTGGGCAGGGCTTTTCTTCGATGCGGTTTTGACAAGCTGTGAGAATGCTCACGAAGAGAAGTGCTACGAAACCGACACGCCAGATCATGCCGGCACCTCTGGAAAGTCGGCGGTCTCTGCTGGTTGCCATGTTGTCGGAAAGTCGCGTAATGCTTGACGGTAGGTTGCCCATGCGGTCTTATCGCATTGCGCGTCTGGTAGTTGTGTCCAGTCGCTTTGTGCAAGCAACTGGTTTCGAGCTGCTTTCATGTTGTCTATGTAAGTGCCGTCAATGTCTTTTAGGTGAAATATCATGCTGGGCCGATGTCCTCTACTACAAGTTGCATAGGGCTATTTGCCGCGGCGTAAAAGCTCGCGCTGTTGTTTTGTATTTCTGCTCTAAGTTTTATGGTTTGGCTTCCAGCCGCAAAAGTTGTGACGACCATGCTGCTCGTGTTGAAATATAAGGCTGCGCCAGCAGTCGAGATTACTTGACTGATCTGTACGTTTGCGCCTGTCGAAAGTGCCACTTGGACGTATCCTTGATTAGTTAATTTTTGGCCCGTGACATTCCACGAACATCTATAGTTTCGGTTTGCTACAGCCGTAAATGTTACGCTCATGCTGGTAAAATCGTGAGTACCCGCATTTAATGTGTAATTGCCACCGGTGTAAGATGCTAAAGCCATTACGCCACGCGGAAAGCGGTTCATCTGGTCGGCGCTTACTGGCGAGAGTGCGGTGAAATTAGTGTTCGGGTTGATTGCCATTTGTTTCTCCTTAGATTAAGACGTCCACGCCGTCGAGTAGTGAGAGATCAAGTGTAAACCAGCCGGTAAACCGGACTGATCCGATGATGGTTGTGCGGTGTTCTCCTGGTGTCATCGAGTGTTCGATCTGGTTGATGAGTAGCACTAGCTCGATGTTGCTTCCTACGCTCGGCGTGCGGACGAGTTTGATGCGTTCCAGTAGTTCTAGTCCGAGGATGGTTTGCCAGTCGGCGGTCGTGCTAGTGAGACCGATTTCGAGTGGACTGATGCGAGGTTTGAGTGCCGCGCCGACGCCGAGTTGCAAGTTCGCAAGATTAGAGGCATCGGTTTCGGTTGCGAGATAGGTGTTGATTGTGTCGGCGACTTTGCCGACCGACGCGGTCGATGTGGTGTTGATTGCTATGACGTTGTTGTCTGCGTTTGCGCCGGCGGAGTAGTTGACGGTGACGGAGTTGCGGATTGAGTCGGCGTCGTAGTCGAGCTGGAGTTCGGTGCCGTATTTGAGGGTTGCGCCTCCAGCGTCGGAGAATGTCGCCTGGATGTTTGCCGACTTTGTGTTGCCGTACTTGTAATTTCGGTCGGTAAATAGGATGCGGCCGTCTTTTTTGGCGAACATCTCGCCGCCTTCGGTGTCGGCGTTTGTTTTGAGTTGTGGCAGTAGGTCGCCAGAGTTTTCGATGCGTAGGACGCGCACACCGTTCGGAGCTGTGATATATGGGACTTGCACGTAGTTCGTCGAGTAGTCGTATCGGATGAATGGTGTCTGGCCGAGTAAATACTGGTTGCGGTCGTAGGTGTTGGCTCGAAAGTTGAAGCCGGTCGCGAGTGAGTTGAACTCTTCGGCGTCAAAGACTGGAGTCGTGGTGGTGGCGTGTTTGACGAAGAACTCTTGTATCTCCATGTTCTCAACGATTGCGCGCTCAACGGCTCCGCTCGCTGGAAAGGCGCTAGAGACGAAAGTTTGAGTCGGTGCTACACCGTCGATGAGAAGTTTTGTCGGCGATGTAGATGCGATGAATAGGTAGTGATGGGGGATGGTCGGGTTGAACGTGCCGGCAGGTATTGTCAACTCGTAGATCGTGGCGCCTGAGATGAACTGAAATAGCGCCGAACCATTGGCCGCGCCGACGTTGACCTGGAATGCCATTTGGCCGCATTCGTAGGCCACAAAGTTTCCGGTATCGCTTGCGACTGTCGGTTTGCCAATGAAAGAAAACACAAGTCCGGTCGGTGTCGATGCTCCGCCGCCGTTTGCTCCGTATTCGATCATTGCGGCGGCCGAACCGGTGCAACCTTGAAGGAGACTTGTCGTCGGCTGGAAGGGTAGGCCAGATGTTTTCGTCAAGTTGACGCCGCCGATCTGGTCTACGAGAACGGTCGTTTCGGTGGTTTCGTTGCATTTCCAGTATCGACGCGGACTGATGGAGAGGATTGCGGTCTGGTAGTTGTCGTCTGAAACTTGCTCGGATGCGAGGAGACCTAGCGCGTCGAAACATTGGAGGGTGACTGTCGAGTCTTTGCCTGAGTTCGTATAGGTGACCGGCCATCCAGAGACGAAGCCGCGAAAAATGTCGTATGTGGTGCCGCCTGAGGTGGCGCGGATGCGGATCTGTCGTCGAGGTAAAAGTTTCCCGAAATAAGTGCCGGCGGCGTAAAAGGGATCGAAGAGGCGCGAGTTGTTGGAGAGGACGACGTTTGCGGTGCCGGTGTCAAAGTCTGCGAAGTCGTCTGTCCGTCCGCGACTGGTTTCGATGCTTCGGACGTATGTTGTGACGTCTGTCCATGACACCGTATTCGTGTACGGGGAGTCATCGAAGGCGATCTCTACGATCGGGGTCGGGATAGGCACTACTTCTTCACCTTGATCGGGATGCCAGAGAACTTCTTGTCGTAGGCCTGGAGGTACTTGACGACAGACTTTCCGATCTCTACTTCGTCACCGACGCCAGATGTGATCGTGATCGAGTAGGAGTTGTTGTTGTTGGTGACTGATGCGCGCGCAAGGTTGTTGACGTCTGTCTGTGCCGCGCCTACTGCTCCGCCTCTAAAGATTGAGCCGGCAGAGGTGCCGAGTTGACCTGCGACGGCTCCGACGCTTGCGAGGCCTTCGTTGATCGCGCCGACTGAGAGTGAGCCGGTGCCGGCGACAAGTTCGGCGGCGACTTGTGAGCCTGAGTCGATGCCGAGGTTGATGAGCTGCGAAAGGCCTGCCTCGGAGAGACTAAACGGTGGCGAGATGAGGGTTTTGAGATCGGTCGCGAACTTTTTGGCTTTTGCGATTTGGTCGGCGAAGAGTTGTCCTGGTGATCGGCGAGCCGATTGCGCGCTAGTGACTGCTCCTTCTGCTTCTGCTACTTCGTCAAGTGCGCGCGTATATCCGGCGATGTCTCCGGTTGCTTTTGAGATGTTGAGTGCGCGGTAGGCGTCGGCGCGCCGTTTGAGTGCCTCGGTGTAGGCGCTTTCTCCGTCTGAGGCGCCTGAGAGGGCATTGCCGATGCTTAGGTTGCCAGAGATTGCCGATGCGGTGGCGTCGGCGAAGTTGTTCATCTCGTCTTTTGCGGCCTGGAGTTTGTTGCGCGCATCGGTGAGAGCTGTGTTGAGTGTGCCTTTCAAAGTTTGACCGAGTGCCGCAAACTTTTCGCGCGCCTTTTCTGCTCGTGTTTTGGCGGCTTCTGTTTGTCGCGCTACTTCTTCGACGCGGTCGGCGTAGATCTTTGTGAAAGTAGTGTTCTGTCCGTAGATGAGACTATTGACGGCCGCGCCGTAGTCGGCCGTTGCGTTCTCTGTTTCGTTGAGGTTGTCTTTGACTCGTGAGAGCTGCTCGTCGTAGAGCCTGAATGAGCCGGCGCCTTCACCGGTGATCTCTGATGTCGTCTTGATTTCTTTGCCGAGACCGAGAGCGTTCTGTGCGGAGTTGGAGATCGAGAGCGCAAGGTTGAAAAGGTCTGGAGTGATGGCGTCGGCGGCTTGACCGGCGGCGATGATGCCGTTGTATAGGCCTCCGATCCAGTCGCCTTCTTCGGCGGCTTCGGCAGTTTTCAATAGTGATCCGGTGACTTCGTCGACTGCTGGTATGAGTAGCGCGCCGACTGTTTCTTTGAGTTCGTTGAAACGGATCGAAAGGTTTGCGACTTTGCCGGCGGTGGTGTTGAGTGCGGCGGCGTTCGTGCCTGTGAATTGTTTGTTGAGTTCTTCGAAGGCGAGGGCAAAGTTGCCGGACTCTTTTGCGGCGGCCGATAGTGGGACGCCTAGTTTGCCGAGTGCGGTTGTTTGGCCGAGGCTCGCTTTTGCGACTGCGATCGAGACAGTCGAGAGGTCTTTTTGTGTCGCGGTAGCGATCTCGGTCGATAATGCGAGCAAGGTTTGGGCGCGTGAAACATCTCCAGTCGCGCGCACGAGTGTCGACATGGCCGGACGAAGATCATCGTCGGCGATATTTGATGAGAGGGAGAGCTGCTTGACGAACGCTTCGGCCGATGCGGTAGCGCGATCTGTGACTGCTCCAGTTTTTGAGATGGCGTCGCGGAGTAGAGCCTGGCTTTTCTGGTCGTCGAGTGCGGCCTGGACGATCTGTTTGCCGAACCGGACGACGCTTGCGCCGGCGACGGCGTAGCCGAGTGATGAGAGTGAGACGAGTTGTTTTTGTGCTTTTGCGAAACCTGAGAGGTCTTGTGTGGCGCGTTTGAGTTCTTTGCGTAGTGGCGCGGCGTTGCCGGTGACGGTGACTGAGATCGACTTTGCCATAGTTAAGCCCTAACGTACCGAGTGTTCGCTGGCATAGCGCGGCCGGCAAGTCGATATCGTCTCGTGAGTTCGTCAAGGCGCGCGGCGTAGAGCTGTGCGACTGCGTTGCGGCGTCCATCGAGTGAGTCGTAGATGAATGGTTGTGGTTTGATGCGTCGTGCCGGCCATCCGAAATGGATTACTCCGGCGTATTGGACGGAGGCGTTCCCGATGCGAACTTTGCCGGATGTCATTGTTGCGGCCGCGCGCATAGATGCGGCGAGTGCGCCGGTGCGTACTGGTGCAATGCGTAGCGCGCCGTTGACGACGATCTGTGCGGCTTCAAGGTGAGTGCTTTTGAGTTCTTTTTTTGTTGAGTCGCCGAGTGCTTTGAGTGCTTTTTGTGTTTCTCGAAGTCCGTCGATTTGTGCTTTGCCTTGACGGTCGGAGTCTATTCTGTAGCCGAAACTGCCTGAGCTAGGAGTTGCCATGCGTCGATCGGTTCCTTCCAATAGTCTTCCGGTATTGCCATCTGGATCATCGCTTCGAGTATTCCTGGTGGCGTTGCCAGGAGTTCTCTCGGCGATATGTGGGTTCTAATTGCGAGAAGCGCGATCAACTCAGTCGTCGAGCGCGCTAGATAGGGTTTTCGTTTGTCTCTACTGCGATGTCGGCGAGTGTTTTGATCCATTCGTCGAAGGGTTTGATCTCGTTTCCTGAGTCACGTTCTGCGAGCCATGCGAGAAAGTAGGCTTGCTCCTGTGGGAAGTCGTCTTGAAACGCTTTGCGGTATGGGATTTTGTAGTGGCGCTCGAAGGCGACTTCTGTTGATGGCCAGACCGGAAAGGTTCCTTCTGAGCCGTCTTTGTGCTTGACGGTGAGTGAGATCATGGTTTTATGTTGTCGTTTTCGCTATTGTGCCACCTTGAAAAGTGACGCTCATTTGGGCTAGGTCGCCGACGGCACCGTTCACCGGTTGTGTAGCGGCGAGGAATGCGTTGGAGATGGTGTAGGCAGGGTTTGTCGTGCTGGTTGCGGCCGATGTTGCCTTGACGACGATGGTTGTTGTGCCGAGTCCGATCTGGCCGTCGAGTGTTGCGGCGACTTTGTTCGGTGTGACTGCGAAGTCCTGGTTAAACGTGATCGCGACGGAGTTATTTTGGAGACCAGAAATGAAGAGGTGGCCGTTGCTTCCCATCGAGTCGACTGGTATTGGGTCGACTGCGAAGTCGAGGGTAATGGACGAAACGTAGGACGATAAGTCCGTACCGGCCACCGAGCAGAATGCGTCTTTGAGAATGAAGATGGCCACTATGCGACTGCTTTCACGAGTGTTCCACCTTGAAACGTGATGCTCATTTGTGCAAGGTCGCCGACGGCACCGTTGACCGGTTGTGTAGCGGCGAGGAATGCGTTTGTGATCGTGTAGGTGGGGTTTGTTGCGCCTACTGCCGCCGATGTTGGTTTGATGACGACGGTCGTGGTTGTCCCGACTAGCGCGTCAAGTGTCGGGGCGACTGTTGAGGCCGCGAAGTCCTGGTTAAGGGTAACGGCGAGTGAGTTGTTTTGTAATCCACCGAGGAAGACGTGGCCGTTTGTCGCGGCCATCCCATCGGCGGCGACTGCGTCGACTGCGAAGTCGAGGGTAATAGATGAAACATACGCGCTTAAATTCACGCTATTAACGACGAGCGAGGCGTCTTTGAGTACGAAAACGGCCATGATGATTACTCCTTATCGGTTTTCTTTGTGGTGGTTTCTGCGAGATGACCAGCTTCTAAGAGTGCGTCAATGTTGCATCCTTGAAGCTCGTCGTCTGAGATGGTGTCGCCGGCGTTTTTGCCGTCGATGAGATCTGATAACACTTTGTAACTAGCCATAAACTTCTACCTCGTATCTGTAGGCGAGATATTCAATACTCGCGACGGTGATTGATATTGGGAGTGCGCGCGTGACGCGAACGGTGGAGACTGTGCCGTTGAGGGTTCCTGCTGGTGTGCCGCCTTCGAGGACTGTTTTGACGCTCGATGCGCCGGTGCCGGCAAGGTAGACGTCGAGTTTGTCTTGTGCGCTTCGGTCGCTCATTCGTGAGGCGATGAGCAAGACGTCAAAGGTGGCGAAGTCAAGGCCGCGCACCATTGCTTCGTCCCATGTGAGTTCAAGGTTGCCGACGACGGCGGCCGGTACGTTGACGGTGTCTGGAATAAGGTCGTAGGTGCGTAGACCGGTGATGGTCGCGAGCCTCGTTTGTGCGGCGGCGCGTACTGAGGAGATGGTGATGCTCATGCGATGGACTCTCGACGGTATGCGCGCACCATTGCGGAGATGTCGCGGCCGAGTGGACTCATGCGGATCGCGCCGAGTTCGGAGAGACCGAGGACGCCGCCGACGGAGTCTTTGCGTTTGTAAAGGTCGGCGCCGAGAATGAGTGTTGCTTGTGCGATGTCGTCGGGGACGCTAGGCCATCCCCATCGTGCCGTAACTCTGATGCCTGGACGAAGGTTGAGAGGATATGGGAAGAGCTGTGCGCCGACCATCGTCACGTTAGTCCAGGGGCGGCCGAGGCTTGCCGAGTTAAGCGGCTCCATGAGATAGTCCGTGTTAATTGTGACGGCCGTTGAGAAGGTGCCAGATCCGGCGGTGTCGAGTGCGATGACCAGACCGGAGAGAGTGCCGATGTCGTCGACTATGAGCGAGTAGGCGTCGGTTGTGCGGTAGAAATGATCGCTCGCTACGGCGTCTAGGTAGAAATGGCGGTTCGCAATACGGTCGATGCTTCGTGAAGCAGACTCGACGATCTCTTCAAGCAGGGTGTCGTCGATGGAGTCGGTGATGCCGAGATAGTTTTTCATCGAGGCGAGCGTGACGTACCCGTTCGTTATCGCCATTAGTTTTTCTTCTTTGCGTCTACTTTTGCGGCCGCTGGTTTAATGATCGCCTTGATCTTGCGTGGTTGTGCTTTGTTTGCGATCTTCTGTTCAAAGGAGTCATCCTCGGCCGGCACATTCGAGGACTTTTTGAGCGTGGGCAAAAACTCCTCGCAACCGAGGACGACAAGCTGGTCGATGACTTGTTTCGCGCGATCGTCAAGGCCACGCCGACGATATTCGGCGAGTTCTTTTTTGAGTGCATCGACGATGAATTGTTTCATGATGAAATCCCGAAACTCGGTCGACTGTGCGCGCCGACCGAGTTGGAGTGGGGCTTTGATTACCAGTTGGCCGTAATGAGTCCGGTACCTGTGATCGCCGAGAATGCGGCAGGGTACTTTCCAGCGGTGTAGGCCGAGAAGCCGAACACGACTGTACGGATTGCAATATTGCCGTCTGGTTGTTCGAAACGAACATACAACGGTGTTCCGGAGTTGTCTTCGAAGATGTATGACTCATCGAAGTTTCCGACAATGACGGCCGTTTCGTTTGTTCCGGTGCCGAGGTTGACTGGCATATTCGCATCGAGTACGACTGGTATTCCGAGGATCTGGAAACCACCGAGGTCGTAGCCTGGACGCTGGAAGGTGCCGGCGGCGTTCTGTGGGTTTCCGAGAAGGCTCGTGAACTGTGGTCGGTTTGATCCGTCGAGTGCGCGAAGAATGCAACCAGCGAGGCTCGGATGCATCACGATATGAGTCGCGCTTCCGAAGAAGTTCGTCGAGATGTCGGTGATTGCCTGGACGAGTTTTGGAAAGAACTCGGCATATGTTGGCGATGCGTCGGTGTAGGTGACGGCGTTGATGCCGCTCGTGTTCAAGATGCCTCGATGTTCGCCAGATGAGCCGGAGCCGTTGATTGCGAGCGCGTCGACTTTGGTCTGGTATGAGCGAACGGCGTCTCCGAGGAGCTGCGTTTCGATACCGGTGCCGCGTAAAACTGCTTGCTTTGAGAGGTCAAACATTGAGGCGACGGTGTTCACGTTGATCGTGAGCAAGGTGTCGTCTGGTGATGACTCTGTCGGTGCGGTGTTTTCTGAGGCCTGAACGTAGCTGGTGACGCCAGTTGTGAGGCGACCGATGTTGAGGGTCATGCCTTGAGCTGGTAGCGCCGAGTTGACTGAGATGTCAAGTACTGGACGTCCAGCGCGGCGAAGCGTCGCGAAACTGTCGACGAGGTACTGTGGCACTACGAGGCCGGCGAAGTTGCTAGTACCGGAGTCGCGAGTGTCGAGGACTTCGCGCTGGTAACGGGCGATGCGGTCGCGTGCTTCGTATGAACCACCGAACTCGGCGGCGATAGCGTCGGCGAGGAAGTCGTTCTTTGAGCGGTTGTGGTAGGTGGCTTCTTCTGAGATAACTCGTGCGCCGCCGATGTTGCGTGACTCAACTTGTGAGTCTACTTTTGCGGCGATTTCTGCGTTGGCAGAGTTGCGCAATTCGATTTCGGCGATCTGGTTGATGCGCTCATCGAGTTTTTCGACTTCGAGTTTGAGTGCCTGGATGTTTGCTAGTTCGATTTCCGAGATGTCTCGGTCTTCGGTGACTGCTCGTGTGAGGGTTGCGTCGATGAGATCGGTTTTTGATGTCCGGTTCTCTTGCAATTTTGAGAGAAAGGCGTTTGCCATTTGGGAATGCTCCTGTGAAGATAGACGATTTTTGTTGGGGTTTTCGTCCAGGTGTCTTCGGCTTCGGAGCAGGTGTCGCGGTTGCGAGGTGTGTCTTCCGTTCGTCGAGAGGTGTGGTCTCGTAGAGGGATTTTATCTTACGGCGCGAAGATCGGCAAGGATCTTCTCGACTTCTTTTCGACGTTTCCCGTGATCTGCGTTTTTTTCGAGCTGCTGGTTTTCGGCGGCTCGGTCTGCCATGTCATCGTCTTCGAGATCGTCTTCGTCGTCGTCGTCGTCGTCCATGTCATCATTTTCGGCGGCGTAGAGTGCGGCGATCTGACGAAGGGCTTGCGCTTCGCTTCGGTGGCATCCCATGACTTCCAGGTCGTCGTCTTTGACGACGGCGAAGCCTTGACACTCTGGATTATCGGACTCGATGTGGTACGGCATTAGGCGTCCGGCAGTAGGCACGAGACGACTTCGGTGCCGGTGGAGACTACGGCGTAGAGCTTCTCGCCGGCTGGAATAGTCAAAGATAGCGATCCGTCGTCTTTTTCAAAAATGAAACCGGTTGAGGAGGTGACATCGGATGCGCCGAGATAGACGGTCGTGTTTGATAGTGCGTGGACGACTGCTGTGCGGTGTGTTGAGTCTGAGTCGATGAGGAGTGTTGCGGTTTCGCCGACGGTCGTGCGAGTTGATCTCATCGGCCGAGGTCTTTCAACAACATCGCAACGGCGTCGCGGTTCGGGGTGGTTGACTCTTCGCGCAATGCGCTCACGGTGGCCATTTCTCCGTATGCGCCGAAAGTGACGAGGGAGACTTCTGCTAGGTGTGCTTTGATGCGCTCGACGACACCAGATGCAAGCCGGTTGTCTTTGAGACTGAGGAAACCGATTGAGAGCTGGTCGAGCGCGCCGTCTCGGACTAACTCCAGGACTTGATCTCCTCGGTCTGTTTTTGAGACGTAGAACTCGGCGTGTAGTCCGGCGGCGTCTTCGCGCAATAGGGTCGCGCGTCCGATGGGGAGTGCCTGGTGATCGTGGCCGACGAGTAGTTTGACGCGGTGTGCGGCTCGTGTGACGGCCGCGAACGCGCCTGGTCGGAATACTTCGGTGAGTTGCGAGTTGATGCGTTGTTCTTTGTTGTATGGGACGGCGAGTCCGACGATGGTGCGGCCGTCGCCGGCGGCTCGTACTTCGAGGTCGCTTTCAAATTGGCGTGTCTCAGTCATTGTCTTCTCCTTATTCGACTTCCAGGATGCCGGCGTCGAGTTGAGTTTGTTCTAGTGGTTGTAGGTCTTCGAGTAGGCGTGCTTCGTCGGCGGTGAGGAAACCTCCGTCGATGCCGATCTTGTGTGCCTGGTATCGGGTGAGGGTGTCGGTGCGTAGGAATGCGTCGACGTTGAACTTTGCGACTTGTCCGCGCGGCAGTAGATCCGAGAAGGCTTGCTCGAAACGGATCATCCAGGGGGCGAGCGAGAAGCGGAGGAGCTGCTGTTGTTCGTTTTCGATGTTTGAGTATGTGCGCGATGAGTTCGGTGCGCCGAGGTAGTAGGCCGGTAGGCCGAGCATATTGGCGATCTCGGTGAGGTCGAAGGTGCGTGACTCGACGAGTTGTGCGTCGCCGGCGTTGTCGGAGATTGCTTCGAACTTTGTTGACTCGTTGAGGACTGCTGGTTCGCGTGAGCGGCCGCCGTAATGGTTCATCCATTGCTGTTTTAGTAGTAACGCTTCGGCGGCGTCTAGGTCGGGGTTTGACGAGTAGAGGATGCCGGAGGGTTGTCCGCCACCGGAGAAGTATCTTGCGGCGTATTCATTCAAGGCGATCGCGGTGCCGAGGCCTTGTCGTTGTGCTTGCAATAGTCCGACGCCGAAGATGTGTCCTGGAAGGGTGAAGCCTTTGACGTGCATGACTTCGGACTGATCGAAGGATTGTCCGTCGATCTGGAAGCGTTTGCGGCCTTGCTCGATGCGGAGTTGTACGCGGTCGGGGGCGATGGGGTAGATCGTGTCGGGGTAACCAGTCGCGGACGTTGCGCCGAGTATTGCGAAATAGTTGCCGTGCATGATGCATGATGCGATGGCGGCCGAGATGGTTTCGATGCGTGTCTCTGGTGGGTTAGGTCGCGACAAGATAGGCGGCGTGTCGATGCGTACACCGTTTCGGTAGTCTTGCAAAGGTAGGCCACCAATAGCGTTCGCGATTAGGTTGACGCCTCGCCATACTCCAGGGATGGAGAGCGCCGAGTGTTCATCGACGAAGGTGCCGGCGTCGGCGACTGTACCGAAACGACTGATCCGTCCGTAGGAGTCGACTGACGCTCCGTTCGGTGCGATGTATTTTTGTCTACTCAGTAGGTCGGCGAGCATTGTTGCTTCTTTCGATTGAGATCCCGATTGCGATTGTTAGCGCGCCGAGTACTCCGAGACCGAGGGGGAGGAATACTAGACCGAATGCCACACTAAGAACAATACATCCGATGACCTGGATGATGGTAGAAGTTTCTTTCAAAATATTTGACTCCTTTGGATAGTTTTTTCTTGACGTTGTGTGGCGTGATGCCATGCGAGAGTCGCCGCGAATAGGGGCGTGATGTCGACGGCTGGTGAGCTGCGAGACCAGAGCCACGACTGGCCGAGCATTCTTTTCACGACACCGGCGGCGGCTTCGTCGAGTTTGTCGTGTGGTCGGATCTTGACTGAGCCGTCTAGGAGAGCGTCGTAGAAGAGTCCTACGGCGGCGGTGACGTCTTTTGTGCCGTATCGGATCACTTTGAGTCCGAGCGCCTCTAAAGGCTCCATGAGGCTTCCTGCTGGTGCGTATCCGTCGACGATGATCTCGGCGCGGTATTTTCTGGCGAGTTCTTTTGCGCGTGCCGGTATCCAGGAGACGCCTTCGCGCGCATCGACGATCTCGATATTTCCTGATCTGTCACATACGGCGATCGCGCCGGCGGAGCGGTCGAGTGCTACGTCGACGGCGAAAGAGAGTTCGCCGGTCGGAGTGGTGTTCGGGATGTTGACTTTTGACCATTGTCGCATCGGTATAAGTCTTTCGTCCGAGGTTGTGTTGTTGTTCAAGTAGGCGCGCCGAAACTCTCCGAGAGGCATTGTCTGGAAGGCGTGGCGGATGACTTCGGCGTCGATGGTGAGATTGAGAGCCGGCATACATTTATCCCACACCGTCTCATCTTCGGGGTCGTCGTCGGGGTCGGCGCTCCATTCAAAATATGCGATCCCATTTTTGCGGCCGGCTTTGACTGCTTCGCGGCCTTGCTCGATCTTTCGGTTGAGGTAGGTCGAGCGTTGAGTGCCGGCGGTGGATACGACGATGAGCTGTGCGTCGCGTCTGGTGGCCATTGCTGGTAGTGCGGACTGTTCGCGGCGGTCGTCTTCGTCGGCGAAGGCTTCGTCGATGATGCAAAGGTCAACTACTTTTCCATGCATTGCGGTAAGAGAGTTAGCCACCGTTTCAATGCGTGATCCGTTTTTGAAGATGACTGCTTCGGCGCCGGCTCCTCGATAGACGCGCGCGATTGACGCGGCGAGCGGTGTGCGCTCGATGAGGGGGACTTGATCGTCGATGAGTTTGCGCCTTGCATCCCATCCGGTTTGTGCGGTGTAGGCGATGCGTTGCGGTGTCGACCAGCGGAGCGCGCGGTGTATCTGCCAGGCGAGAGTCAAAGTTGTTTTTCCCGACTGGCGAGGGATCGTGATGCATATTTCGCGGTAGGCCGGAATGATGAGGCCGGTCTTGCGGTCGACGACCATTTCGGTTCCCACATCGGCGACCATTCTTTGCCAGGGGAGAAGCGGTGTGCCGAGGAGCTGCGCGATGGCGGCGATCTCATGGCCGCGCGTTTTTCGGGTCTTAGTTCTTTTCGTCGCGTAACGCGGCGTCGAATTGTTTCGCAAGATCGGCGAGGCCATCGTTTTCATTTTGTGTACCAGATCGCAAAGTTGTCTCCGCCGCTCGATATTCCTTCCATAGCGAAGCGTTCTCCGGATGCTCGTCGCACATACGCGCAAGATGACGCGCCGTTTCGACTAACGCGGAGTCGACAAGTTCGAGGCGACCGGCCGTTCTGAGCGCCGAAATAGTTTTTTGAATTGCCTCGAAATTGGAAGAAACGACAAGAAACTCGTCGACTTTTTCCGTTTTTGCGCGTTTTTGCGCTGGTTTCGTTGTTTTTGTCATGACACCATTTTCGTTCATTTTGGGACTGAATATAGAACGACACAGCCTGCGTCGGGGTGGAAAACGACTTTGAGGGAAAAAATGGGGTCACCATGAGCGAGATGCCTGCGTTTTGCGCTTTGCGATGCGTCCGAGGTTGCAATTTCGGCATGATGCGCGGAGGTTGTCGGTGTCCCACCAGGCGCCGCCGTATGCGACGGGGATGATGTGGTCTACTTGATCGGCGATGATGGTGCATTTTGCGCCGGCGATCTGACATTTGTGTTTGTCGCGCGCTAGTACTTCGAGTCGTACTGTTTTCCATTTGCCGCCGTATTGCGGTTTCTTTTTGGGGATGTTCATGAGTTACCGAGTCCGAAGGCGTGAAGGTTGTCGAGTTCTGTTTTGTGTTGTCGTTTAATGCGGCCGAAGTAGTGGCCTTGCTTGTATGTGTGGAGCTGGTGGCAGTTAGAGCAAAGTAACTGACACTTTTCTAGTTCTTCGATGATGGCTTGTACTGACTGGTTCTTTGCTCGTGATAGTCCGAAGGACTTGATCGTCGGGTCTATGTGATCCCATTCGAAGATGATCCAGTTGTCGAGCGTGACTTTGAGATTGCAATGCGCGCACGCGCCTCGCTCGAACTTTGCGTCGATGACCATTTGTTTTTTGTCTCGTGGTGTTGGTGCTGTTCGTGGTGGTCGTGGCTTGTATTTTGCGGCCACGTAGACGCGCATTGCTTCTCGACAAATTGAGCAGTCTTCGCCGGCTTTGCGATGGCGTTGATATTTGGCGACGGTGCCGCAAGCCGCCAATCCTGATCCTTTTGGTCTGCCTGATCCTTTGCCGCCCATTAGATCAAGCCTGCGCCTTCGCATACTTGACAGGTAGCGAGGTCGTCGCCGGCGTAGCCTTGTCCGTCGCATTTTCCACAGATTGCAACATGAGTCTCGAAGAATGTCTCTGATTTTTTTACATAGTCTTTATTAGATAGTTCTTGTAATAGCGCCTGAGTTTCCGACGCCTGGTTTTCCGTCCTCGGTAAGTAGTCGGGTTTCGTGATTGCCCACACGATATCCACAGGTTCTTCTAGTGCTTGTGGAGTGTCGAAGACGTAGGTCTTCGTTGACCAGCGTCCGCGCTCGTCTTGTGCTTTGACGCGCCGTAGATAACCTTCGGTCTCTAGTTCTTTGAGCATTTTGCGTATGGCGTCTCGGCCTTCTTTGCCGGCTCGCGCAAGGTTGAAAGAGTTTGTCTGCCAGTCGTCGGGGTATGAGAGGATCTCGATGAGGAGTGCGCGTGCGGCGCGTGAGAGCTGCTGGTTGCGGATGATCTGGTTGTCTACGATCGTGAAGTTCTTTTCTGGCCGGCGAGATCTGATGATGCTCATAGCGGTTTCTCCTTGTCGACGATTGTGCATATCGTCTC